ACGAGGTAATCTCCCTCACTAGCCTCTTGCACGTATAGTGTCGTTTCCATTTCTTCCATCACTTACACTCCAGCACGTCCCCGGACGCATCAATTTTCATGTCGGTGATTGGGTACGTCGCTGAATCAGGAAGCTTTTCCACTTCGTGGAATGTCCAGCCGTCTTCGTCTCCTGCGTGAAATTCATCACCATCGGACATCTCATAGTACGAATGAACCGCTTCAGCGTTGGGGGCCTCCACGGTCAATGTGTACGACTTACTCGTCGCACAGTGAATTATGTATCTTGGCATCACTTACACTCCAGCCAGTTGTTCCCGTACTTGCTTGACGTTTCCAGAGGAACTGCCAAGTCGAAGTCAAAGGGATGCATCATTAGTTCTCTGATGCGGTCATTAAAGTCTTTATCGTTTATGAACTCGTCAGGCACTTCGAACACGATCTCATCGTGGACTTGGATGACCATCTTTGCTCCAGAAGCAGCAATTAGCGGATCCTCCCAGATCTTAATCATCGCCATTTTGGTGATGTCTGCCGCCGTACCCTGGATAGGCGAGTTCTTAACTTTTCGTTCCGCCTGAGCGGCGTCGCCTTTTACGTAGGAGTTAATTCCTGGAACCTGTCTCCGCCTGCCGAGGAGGGTACTGCAGAACCCGTCGTTCTTTGCTTGGGAGATCGTGGATTTAAAGTACTTTGTCACATTCGGAAAGGCTGCAAAATACTGGCGTATAAGCTCCCTGGCCTCATTGATGTCACAATTAAGCGTCCCTGCAAGCGCGCCAGCCCCCTGTCCGTACATTAGCCCAAAGTTAATCGCCTTAGCGCCTTTACGGCATTTAAGGAGGTATTCCTCGTGCCCCGTTATCTCTTCTCCGTCGTCGTCCTTTCTTCTTGCTTCGGTTATCCCCTCGTAAGAAACCTTGAACATCTTGGCAGCCGTAGATGAATGTACGTCCAGGCCATCAATGATTGAGGAACACAGGGTCGGGTCTTTCGAGAAGTGCGCGAGAATCCGCATCTCTAGCTGCGCGTAGTCTGCCGCAAAGAGCTTGTTGTTCTTTGCTGGGACGTAAGCACTACGGATGTACGGAGGCTGATTCTGGAGGTTCGGGTCAGACGAGCTTAAACGTCCTGTCCTTGCCCCGGTCTGGTTGAACGAAGCGTGAATCCGGTCGTCTACGTGGATATAGCCCATAAGGTTTGAGATGTACGTAGAGAGCTTCTTGTCTAGATCTCGGTATTGAAGGAGCCTAGCCGCGTACTTGCAGCCCTCCTTCGACCACTTACTCAAAGCCGCTTTGTTTAACTGAGGCTTGCCTTTCTCTGTGTAGCTCTCAGGACTCCTGCCAAGCTCCCCAAAGAACCAAGAGGCCATCTGGTCGTTACTATTAAGGTTCACATAAAGCTGCCCCATAGAACGTCCAAACCACTTCTGTATCTTTAGAAGCTTTTTCTCAATCTCCGGTGCTTGCCTTAAAAGCTCATCCTTGTCGATCATTACTCCAGCGCGTTCAACGTGCCACAACACTTTTGTGAACGGAAGCTCTGTGCTCGCGTAGTAATGCCAAAGAGTCTCATATTCCATGTCCTCCGACAGCCCTATAGAAAGCATCTCTTCCCGGAGCTTCAGGAACAGACGGTAGGTAGCGAAGGCATCTAATGCAGCGTAATTAACAACTACTTCCTCGTTATCAGGATCTAATAAAAGCTCCGTTAGCGTTCTTTTCCTCATCTGTGCACCGAACACGCTTTTAAACGGAACCATGTCGATGCCCAAGTATGACTTGGACAATGACTTCAAGTCGTGGGGTAGGGTGTCGTCGATTAGGGCGTGCATAACCATCGTGTCGTAAACGCGGTAGTGCTCCCTTTGAGTGTACCTGTCTAAGTCGATGCCACAGTTCAGGAGCATCCACTGGTCAAAGTTCGCGTTATGCGCAATTAGCTTTACCTCTGGATTCTCCAGGAGGTCTTTAAACATTGGCAGGCAGTTGGGGTAGACCGCATAACGGTCCTTACCATCACTTATCGCCAGGATGATTGCCCGGTCCCTGGTTCTAGAAAGGCCTGTTGTTTCTGTGTCAACGGCCAGCACTTTTCGTTTAGATAGATGCTCCACAACACGGGAAGCATCTTCCACACAATTCACCGAGACGGCCTCAGGTAAAACTGAAAACATTCCCATTGTTGTTTCTCCTTAAAATAAAAAGGAGCGGGCCAAAACAGTCCGTCACAAACTGAACTGACCCGCTCCTAAGATCCCCCCATCAGAGCCTCTTGCTCTTTACGAGGTTCCCCGTTGGTTAAAAGCCGATGTCATCGTCGTCGTCGTCCACAGGTATAGAGAACTCGTCCTCTTCCTCCGGCTTCGCGATAAACATATTATCTACGATCCTCTGCTCATCAACTCCGAATGGGTTTGCTTTACCCATAGACCTTGCTTGGTCTTCTAGCGACATGGCCCCAAACAAGTACTCCATATCAAATGGGGTAGTCATCCAGGATTTTATTCGCTCGTCCTCCAAGGCCGGTAAGAAATCGATGATCTCCAAGGCCGCCCCTTTTCCGCTAGGAATAGAACGGACGATAAGATCAACCTCCTCTAAGTTGACAACCTTAGGATTGTCACATCCCTTGGCCCATCGAGCCGTAGATCCGTAACCGTCTCGCTTGACGCACTCTACGATCTCTTCGGCTTTCCGGTTTGCTCCGCAGTGCGGGCACTCCACAGGACCCGCCCTGAGAGAAGCCTCCAGAGCTTCTGGAATACCTCCCTCCTTGTGCGAAGCAATAGTTCCACCGCACTCGGAACAACCATAAGCGTAAGTGCTTATGATGCCCTCCTTGCAACTAGCGCAGGTCTCTTTGATTCGAGCAATGCCGTCGTCGAAGATCTTCTTCTGAGGCCTAGAGGCAGTCCAGTGCAGCTTGCGCCCAAAGACCATCTCATTACCCCTAATTTCTTCAGGGTCTAAGCTATTCCCACGCATATCTTCGCCCAGGGATCGAACGAATTTAGGGTACTGCTTACCGTTTGCGGCGGTATGCATCACCTTGTAGAAGTTCTCAAGTACCAGCACAGTTACTGCGTGTGTGTCTCTAGCCCAGAAAGCCTCATTCTCTTCCTTAATAGCGTAGTAATACGGAACATCTGGAACCTTTTTGAGACCGTTATGGGAGTTCGAGATAACCATCTCGTAACGACCGTCTTTCTGGATCCAACAGTTCATGTAGTGGTAATACGTTTCGTTCTTAAACGGAACAATGCGAACCCTGGTAGGCACGTCCATAGGCAGGACCTGTTCACTACCGGGCTTCATGTAATCTGAACGGCGAATGGCCCAAGCCGGACGCCTTTTATTATGCTCTGTTGGAGCCTTGTTGAAAGACTTAGGCTTTCTCCCCCCAGCCATACTTGCAACTTTGGCTCTGCGCTGACTCTGCTCAGCCCAAAACTTCTCGAATTCATTAGTGCTCAATTTCTATTCCTCCAGGACAATGATGTTTTAGCAGTCTCTACTGCGTGTAATACTTGGATTTTATTTAGGTCATCAGGTGACACTTCTTCAGTAGTTTTATAGTTAGCGATTCTCACATCGACTCCTTCAAGAGATTTGATTATCTTTTCCGTTGCCTTCTTTCCCGCCTGATCATTGTCTAAGAATAGGACCAGTGTATTCGTTACCCTTTGGATAAGCGCCCGCTGAGTATCCGTCAGGTGGGTGCCCAGTATCGCTGCTGTGTGTGGATATCCCTGCTGAATAACCCAAAGCGCGGCTTTGAATCCTTCGCACAAAACCACCGGCAGGTCTGTCTTTGTGTTCATCCTCGTTTGGTAGAACTTGTCCAGACCCCACAGCACTCTTCCTTTGTTAAATTCATAACCTGGCGAAACGCCATGCAACTCTGATCTGTATATCTTATACCGAGGGTAGTCGTCTACCACTGTTCTTCCGGACAGCCCGACGAGGTCCCCTTTATGATTTCGGATAGGAAATATTATTCTTTTGCTTGTTCTATCAAACCCCACCTCATGCTCGACCAAAAGGCTCTTAGAGAACCCGTCGTCTAGCAGCGGTTTAGGCAAGTATTCGAATGCGCCAAGTATCGCCTCTGGCAGGACCGTTAAGTCCAACTCAAGGCGTGCTAATCGACTCCCTTTCTGGGTCGGGGAGATCTCATCCAGACGCTTCTTAACGTCCGATATGACAAGTCTCCCGACCTTGAGCTTTCTCAGGAGCGCCGGCAGCGACCACCCCTCCCCACAGGTATGGCAGAAAGATGCGCCTACGTGCTTATCTCTAGTCGGCATCCCGACGTAGACATAGAACGAGGGTTTCCTCTCCCTACCACCCTTATGGAACGGGCAGTGTGCCGATATATTCTCAGCGGAATTACTATTCGAGAACTTCAGAAATGGGGATAGTAGTTCTACAATTTCTTCTCTAGTCATCTTCCTGTAGATCCTCTGAGATCTCATCCGGAACATCGTTACCTGACCGGTATGAAGTCCTCAGTGAAGTGGTTTGCTCCGAAGGAGCTTCAACAGTAGTTTCTTGCTCTGCGTCTTCCTTAAAGTCGTCACCTACGTTGTGCAGGTGGTCGTGTGCGTATTCAAAGTTCTCCGCAGCAATAGCATGGATAGTAAAACCATCCTTCTCCGTTTCACGGGCAGCCGCGTAGTGAATACTGATTTCCCTTTTCTTCTTGTGGTACACAAGTCTCAGGCCCACGTCACAGTCCATTACGGCGCTGGTGTTCATGGCTAAGCTGGCAGTACCTCTACTCTTAGCATACTTGTAAGCCGCACGTTCGTGCTCCTGCAAGATCGCCAGGAGAGCAACTCCTGTCGTCTTCGCAGTCTGCTTTAGCTGTCTATTTACCAAAGCTAGATGCTTCCAGTCGTAGGCGTTAGCGCCTGCTCCAGGAAGTTCCAACATGTAGGCAGAATCAAGCAGCACAAAGTGCGGGCGGTAAATGTCTATCTTTCTTCGAATCTCCGCAGGACCTCCGGGAGATCCGTCGGTCCTATCCGCTGTAGTAAACACAAGGTTTCCCGTATGCTCGTCACTTGTAAGTTCTTCAAGAACCTCCAAGACAGCGTTCATCTCTGCATTAGACAGACTGTTTTCTTTATAGCGGGTGTAGTTCACTTTCCCAAGAATGCAGGCAAGCCTTCTTCTAAGACTGTCCCAATGCATCTCCTTGGAATAGACGACCACACGCCTCCCAGTTTTGTACAGATGCGCAGCAATAATCAAACCGAACCAAGTCTTCATGCTCTTAGGCATCGCCCATACCATGATAAAGTCTCCCTCCTGAATACCGCCAGTAGCAGTATTCAGGGAAAGCCATGGCCAAGGCATTCCTGTAGTTCCGTTGCACTCCTCAATCGTCTTCATATCTCTTAGGACTTCATCAAAAGCCACCTCATCAAAAGACACGTCTTTATCGATTGAGGTCTGCTCTTGAATCTGCCCTAACGAGGAATACAAGTCTGTCACTGCCGATAAGGCATCTTCAGAAACGTCCTCCAGATATGTTTGTACCGCCTTTTCCGCCCGCCTTTTCAGGTGGTTTACTTGTACCTTTTCACATAGGTCACCGAAGTTCTCTACGGGGGTGGGTAAATCAAGATGCGGGAAAGACTCCTCCAGAGACTGGAGGCTCGGGATATGCCCAAAGTTGTGCGGCCGGTTGTAATGCGCCTCAATAGTAGACCAAAGGTTTTTGGCCTCTATGCCACTAAACACATTAAAAGTTATTCCTGACCGCACAGCTTTGTCGAACAGCTCAGAAGGTTCCGAGTTGCTTATTATCGCTGACAGCAGCTGCATTTCCCAGCTAGCCGACATTAAAACTCCTCTGGTCCGCCGTGGTCTATGATTCCTCTAGGCACTTCCCTAGACTCTTCACTTTGACCAGAGAAGCCCATTCTTTTCACAACTGTCTCTTCGATGGTGTCGATTAAGGAATTGAGTTCTTCCGTAAGATCCTCCGTCAGACCGTTTATTGTAAATTCACCGACAGGGTCACCGTCCATGTAGTAGGCAAACTGCGCCACTGCGAACATATACCTTTTTTGGCCCACGATTTTTGTATTGGCATGGTGGTCGAGGACCAGGTTTGTAAGCCTTATTTCATCGATTGGGCACTCAGATATTTTAGCCATTATTCCCCCTCAAAAAGCTCTGGGAACAGACGGTCTCTAATGTCTAAAACATGCCCGTTTCTCGCCTTTACGATATGCGCCCTAGACGCATGCCACGCCATGTCATAAGCCATGCTGTGGGCGGTCATAATAGCTTCAACGTCTTGGTCACACTTGAGAGACACGCTTGAGAAGATCTCGACAGTGTAAGGGATCTTGTCCCAAGTGCCCTCTCCCCAGTAAACCGCGTCGCTAACTTTTGTACTAACACTAGCGGTAACGCCAGCCTCTTCACCTTTTCCGGTAGCTATCTTTTGTAGCGCCTCTTCTGATATGAGCAATTTCTCCTCCACTCGTTTTGTTTGTTGTCGCCAGTTTTTGTTCCCGGCATCGTATTCTGTCCTAATAAAAATCGTCAGGGAGGCAAACGCCTCCCCGACAACTCTTGAACTTTTCGACATGGTTTTACCCAAGCGCCGACGCCGGCTTAACCATGAGCTTTGGCCCATTTACCGCGCCCGTTGTTTGATACTCTCCGCGAGCTTCTGCAACGTCCTTGTATGTGATGTTTCCACACTCAATGTGTTTGTTGAGCGCCTCCGCGTCAACCTTCACAACACCCTTAAGGCGAAGCGCCTTGGTTGGGAGCTTGTCCGCGTCATACTTGGTTTTCTGACTTGTCTTTGTTCTCCTAAAAGGACCCATCTGGAACCCGTCAGAACTTGGGATTTCCTTAATAGCCACCTTTGCAGCTTTGTGGGCCCCGTTGTAGTCGTCTACTAAAGCATTAAGCGTGTCAAAGAACGCAGAGTGCTTCTCGATAAATTTGAGCAGCTTGTTGCGCTCAACAATAAATTCTTCGACCGCAGCCGCTGCTTCATGTTTTAGAATGTCGCTCATTTTATTCCTCTTCTCCTGAGTTAAGGCGAATAGCCATGTTTATTTGCTTTGTTGTCTTATTCCATAAGTCTCTAGAATTCTGCCTGCCGTCTCTGGCAAGCATCTCAAGAGACGGTAAAACCATCACAGGGATCGGATAGCTCACTAAGGAACCCTGTATATCTATTTCCACAACCCGGCCAATACTCTCTTTGTACTTTGGTGGGTTTTTAATGGCCAGCGCCTTTAGGGCATTCGCCCCGCAGGCCACGGTTATTCTTGGCTGCAGCAGCTCAATCTCCTTGTGCAGCCTCGGCCGGCAGGCCTCTAGCTCTGAGGCCTTGGGCGTTGGGTGCGTGTCTAGTGGCCTGCCGAAGTTGGTTTCAAATACCCCTTTTGTGGGGCACAGGGTTGGTGTCGTACACCAGATATCGTTACTTGATAGGTTAAGGTCCTCCAGCATTATTTGGAGGACTTGCCCACCTAGATCTGAATAGGGGGTTCCAGAGCTTGCGCTCTTTGGCCCTGTTCGGTCCAAGACAAACACTACTTTTGATGAAGGATCTCCTCCACCATGAATAGGTGTTTTTCTATTCTTGTGCAGCCCGCATGACTCGCAGGACCTCCACGAAAACAGAAGCTCTCCAACCTCTCCGCTATACATCCTTGTAACCAACGCCGTTTGCAAGCATCTTTCGTCGAAGGGACTTACACATTCCGTGAGCAGGGCCTATGTTCACGTCGTCTAAAACAACGACGATAGGGTCCTTCTTGCCTTCGGAAATCCTCTCAATTCTACCCTTACCCTGCTGGAATGCTCCCCAGGCCTTGAAAGGTGTTGTGAATATCAGAGTATCTAAGCCGGACACATCCAATCCTTCTTTCGCCACCTGAAAGGTCGCGAATGTGACGTCAGAATTTTTAATTATTCCAGTTCTGTCCTTACCGGAAGTAGCTCCGCTAACGACCCCACTTGTATACATATTCATACGCGGGTCTGCAACCTTTAACTTTTCTAATTCTGATGGGTGGTCTTTGCTATGACACAACACCAGCAATTTCCTGCCCTTAGAAAGGGCTTTCGCAGCGATGTTGATGATCTCTTCATTGCGGCTCTTTATGGTCCCCAGGTGTTTGTACATTTTCCCGGCGGAGAATTCTCCTGTGCGGTCTCTAATTTTCCGCGCATCTTTTATCATGGTGTCTAGCCGCTTAAAGTAAACCTCCGCAGCCATCTCACCCTTTAGGTCAGAGTAAAACACTCCGCCGATATGGGCATAGTAGACATCCTCCAGACCGTCTTCGCGATTGGGTGTGGCGGTTAGACCAAACCGGTTACCGAAGAACATTGGGGCTGTAAGGCTGAACTTGGCTGCGCTGAGGTGGTGAACCTCATCAAAAACCACAGTTCCGAACCTTTGCCTGGTAGAGATAGGAATGTCCTTAACTCTGTTGGCCAAGGTGTGAATCATGGCAAGCACTAGCGGCTTATCCCACTCTGCCTTAGGGCCTTGAACTATGCCGATGTCGTCCTCAGATAAAGACAGGAACTCTAAAGCCCTTTCTTTCCATTGGTCGATAAGTCCGGAATTGTTAACAATGACGATTGCTGGGACGCCTCGGGAAGCTATCTTCTTAAGGGCCATCACCGTCTTACCTTTACCGCAAGCAAGATTAAGTACGCCATTAGACTGTTTGTCTAGCGCGTCCCATGCTGCTTTTTGTGCAGTGTCTCTAGGAACAATTTTGTCCCCAAAGTCCACATGCTCCCAGTTAAACTTTGGGTACTCGTATTTTTCTAGTGCGCTAATCCTTTGGATTAGTTCGTTCTCTGACCAAAGGTGTTTGGCCACGACCATGTGATTCTTTTCTTGTCGAGCCAGCGGAACCTCTTTGGTTTCCCCGGAGTGGGGATCTTCCGAAATTACGGTGGCAGACCTAAGAAAAACTTGTCTGTACGGCAGGAACTCGTTTGGGATCCAGAGCATATTGGCCATGAAGGCCTTACCTACTATGGAGTCTCCCCCGTCCATCTCAGGAACGTATGTTGGTTGATCTTCATTAGCATTATTCATCCATTCTCCAATATCTTCTTAATCTTCGTTTTTATATAGTGTTCCAGGCTTTCCGTTCTTCGATCATCACCGATTTGCTCAAAAATAACTCCCAGTAGTGCATCAACCTTTTCTTCGGTTATTTCCGTACTACTGGAGATTCTGGATCTTAATTCTTCATTAGCCGCGACTCCGTAAGATCTCTCCACAGGAGCTTGCTTATTTATTCGCTCGTAATAAATAGCGCCTAATATCTCTTTCGCCTCATCGGAGGCGGTTACATCAATGTCGAGCTTAGAGAATATCTTGTATATGGTCTGGTTTGAGGGTATCGAATGCCCAGACTCATATTTCCTTATTGCCTCTCTGGAGATGTCACAGAGGGACGCAAATTTTCGTCCAGACATCCCACGAGATTCTCTTAGCCTTACTAGCTTTACTGCAAGGCTTGAGGGTTGAGGCATTGAGGTTACTCTCCTTCGTCTAGCTCTCCCTCATGGGAGTGTGTAGAGGAATCTACTTGTACCTGCCGAAGCGGGCTTGTCAACCCCGAAGGATTGTTGATAGTATTACTAGTAGAGATACGTTTTAATATATGGTTGCAACCGTCCCGTAAAGCCATAATCCCGGCTTCTATAAGGATGGATTTTAACTCTTGTTTTTTACTAGGAACTTCCATAATGACTTCGCAGGGCTTATCATTACTCATCGAGACCTCCTGTAAGATAATTTGATGGGGTTCATTGTGCTTATACCAAAAATTTCACCTAGCTTGTGGAGAACCTAATGATCAAAAACCTCCCTAAAGTTGTTGACCACTACGATGATAGTGGAGCCTTTCTTCGTGAGTCTATCGAGGGTAATGAAGTTCCCGAGGTCATCAAGACGGCGGCAGACTTGTCGAAGAACGCCTCTAAAAACGATTCCGACTACGCTCTTGTCGTCGACACCCTGGGAGGGCGAGAGCACCGATACCCTGTTGTTGACGCGGGTAATACTCTGGCTTCTGCCATGTATCTCTCTAAGGTAGCAAGCGCTTTGCCAGCAGAACTGCAGAAGACGGCAGCAGAGAAAATTAACGCTGCCCTTAAGGTGTTCGGGTTTACCCCGACAGAGAGTCTCGAAAAAATCGCGTCTATTGAGCTTGGGTTCAGTGGCCCAGGTATGGAGACGGACAGATCATTAGAGAGTCTCTTCGGAGTTTCGCAGGGCGATCCGACGGAGGTTGTCAAAGACGCTTTTGATACGGCGTCCCCTAGAGGTAAGCGTCGGCTTATGATGCAGGTTAAAGAGGCAGGCCTCCTTGAGCACCTCTCTGATGAACTCACTGATTACGCAAGAGAAGAGGTGGGGAGTGATTTTAACACCGGATTAGATCTGCGTAAAATAGCTTCTCTTAGTGCGCAGGCAACTATGGAGCTTGATGCGATCAAGGAGAAGGTGGCTTCTGCATCCCCTGAAGATCTTGTTGAGGATCTGACGGATTTCGATATTCGCCATGAGGTAACCCACTTGTATGGGAAGAGCATTTTAGATCCGTACGCCACCGTGTTCGGTACAAGTGTTGAGAAAACCGCAGGTGTTTCTGACGGGTTAGAGATTGACGGAGTCTCCTACTCTAGTGAGGACGTTAACAAGTTTGCCGAAAATCAGAGCGATACCCTTACCGATGTTTTTGGTGAAGATTTTGTGGGACAATTTAAAGAAGATCCTGTAAATGTTTTGGGTAGCCTTCCTATAACGCACAAGAAGGCCATTGCTCGGATGATTGATGGTTAACAACGACTCTAATTACGCTGGGCCGCGTGCGGCCAAAAAAGCCTTCACAAACAGGCTATCGCACCCACTCCTTCTGGACCTTCTGATGGTCAAGGAGTTTGGTCCCGAGTATTTGTCTTGGGAGCCGGAAACTTGCTGGGCGGAGATTAAGCTGACTTGGAATACGACAATTTCCGAGAACAGCCGCAATAAGCTCCAGGCCGTCAGGACATGCCACGTATCAGACCAGCCCTATGAAAGCTGGAATGTGTTCGAGAAGGTTTGCGTGGCGTTGGCCGGAGTATCTCCAAGGTTTGACTTGGTCCAGCGAGTCTCTCCGCATGCCATGGCCCTTGCCTTAGATATTATGGGGCAAGTCAAAGACAAAAAAGCTGTGTCGAAAGAGGTCTATAGGTATGTCGGCGCGGCCTTACTAGATGATGGGATGGCGTTTGGTCCAGGCCCTTTAGAGCCCTGCAACAAGTATATTACAGATCGGGTTAGTACCAGCAGGCAAGAGTTGATCAAAAAAGCATTAAAGGGTAATGCTAGAGACTTATCTGATGTTCAGATCATGAAGTCTCAGTCTGTCCTGGATTACGTAGAAGGCCAGTCTAGGGCGCTACTATCTCAATTAAAGGTAATATTCCCGTAGGAACAAACCAATGGCAAACTCAGTACTTTCATCAGCCAAGTCTAGGAGAGCCAAGAGCGTTGGCCGCCCAGAGACTTTTTACCCGAGCCCCTTTTTTGATATAGCGCAGAACTACCTGCCGAAAACAATTAAAGACACCTTCGACTGGTGCCTGTATTACCAGCTAACAAACCCACTTATAAACTCGGTTACGCAAAAGTTAGCCACGTACCCTATTACTGATATCGTTTACGAGGACGACAACGACGGAGTCGTTAGCCTTTATAAGGACCTGTTTGAAAAACAGTTCCTTTTAAGGACTTTTTTGATCGAAATTAATCTAGACAGGTACACGTATGGCAATTCTTTTGTATCGGTCTCATTTCCATTTAAGAAGATCTTAGTATGTAAGAACTGTAAGTCTGACTATGAGGCTGGCAAGTCAGGGTATAAATGGAAGGGGTTTAAGTTCCATTTGGATTGTCCCTCATGTGGGCATTACGGAGCCGCTGAAGTTCGCGACGAGCCAGTAAAAGCGCACAAAAAAATAAAGCTTATTCGGTGGAATCCGAAGAATATAACAATAAAGCACAACGAGATAACCGGCAGTACTGAGTACTACTACTCGATACCTAGACACATAAGGAACGATATTACTCTTGGTAAGCCGAGCGTAATTGAGACTATTCCGCAAGCGTTCATAGATGCGCTGGCGAAGAAAAAATCTATCATGTTGGATGAGGATAAAATTTTTCATTCAAAACGTGCCTCTATCTCTAGAGACCCGTCCGATAGCGGGTGGGGAGCGCCCCTGATATTACCTGTATTAAAGGATATATTCTTCCTTCAGGTATTACGAAAGTCGCAAGAAGCCGTAGCCCTTGAGCACATTGTGCCAATGAGGGTTATGTTTCCGCAGGTGACAACAGACGGAAGCAACCCTTACGCGCATATAAACTTAAAGGACTGGCAGGGCGAAGTAACTACGCAGATAAAAAAATGGCGTCAAGACAACAACCATATTCCCGTCATGCCTGTCCCTGTTGGTTACCAAATGATCGGTGGGCAGGGTAGATCGCTCCTCCTTCACCAAGAAATTCGTATATATAACGACCAGATAATTGCCGGGATGGGCGTACCTACCGGGTTTTTCTACGGAGAGGCTCAGTATTCTGGAGCCTCTGTTAACTTGCGTGCTCTAGAAAACGAGTTTCTGGGAAACCGTCAGGACATGCTAAGACTTGTTGAGTTTGTCCGGGATCGGGTGTGCGCGTTTTTGGATATACCGAGCATTCCTGTTAAGTTTAAACCCTTCAAGATGGCCGACGATATTCAAAGGGCCTCGTTTGACTTAAACCTTGCTAATGCGGGTATGATAAGTCGTAGATCGTTCTTACAGTCACGGAACTTTAGCTTTGAGACAGAGTCCTCTCTCATAGAGAAAGAGACCAAGAAGTTTGCGCAGACTCAGAGAGAGCAACAACTGCAAGCAGCGGAAGCTCAGGGCGAAGCCATGCTGGTCCAGACCCGCTACCAAGTTCAGGCACAAATGATGCAGGCGGAGGCGCAACAGCAGATGCCTCAGCCGCAACAAGCCCAACAGCCTCCTCCGCCATCCCAGGGACCACCTCAAGGCCAGCAAGGCGAACAAGGTCCACAACCTCCTGGGCAACCTCCTGGGCAACTCGCCGAGGGAGACGTTGATCAGCAGGAGATGGCGCAGCAGCCACAACAGGAGCCCCAGCCAGGGGGCATAGAAACTAGTCCGGTTTCTGCGGGCCAGGGCGGTAATATGGTTGATCTATTCGCGCAGGCGCGGCAGATCAGCATGCAGCTAAAAGCAATGAATGAAGTAGACAGGTACCGGGCGCTGGCGCAGTTACGCACCAGCCACCCGGACCTATATACTGTTGTAAACAACACACTCGCTGGGTCTATGCAACCCCCGCAACCAATGGCCGGCCCGCCACAGGCGGGCACAGGCATAGCGCAGGGCTAGACTATGGGCACTAACACGGCAGACCGAAAACCACAGCGGTCACAATTGCCGCTATGGTAGAACATCTCAATGTTATCGGAATCTCTTATACAGTTAGTGCAAACCCAGGCAGCAGAATCGTACTTGTTCAAAAAGAACTCGCAGTTCCCACAGTTTGTATACTCTGAGCATCCTCCGCCTTTGGCGTGGCAAACAATTTTTTTAGGTTTTGCTATCACTTGCTCGGGTCTAACGAATCCTCTACAGCTTGGTCAAACTCTTCTAGGGAAGATGTTGAACAGCACAAGGAAATGGTGGATGTTAAATACGGCTTGGTCTGTGTAACAATAGTACGCATGATATACTCCTTTGCAGAGATAGTTAATTGATCCTCTGCAAAGTTCTTATACCCAATTAATTAGCCGTGTTAGCACGGAGGTTGAAATGTCAATTCTTGATCCCGAGAGGGCGATGAAAGCTCTCGAAGAAAGGACCATAGAGCAGGTAGAAAAGTTTTTCCCGATGGAGGGGAGAACTAAAAAACTTGTTGCCACTAAGGTATACGCCGGAAAAGGCGTGGACGTGGACGATATCGCCAGTCAGAAGAAGGCGAGGCTGCGCGGAAGGACCTGGTCAGTTCCCATATACGCCGATTTCTCCCTAGTAGATAAGGAGACAGGAGCAGTTGTGGACTCGGTCAAAAAGCTGAAGCTTATCGGGCTCCCCAAGATAACCCGAAGATTTAGCTATATTGTCGATGGTACTGAATATCAGTCAGACAATCAGTGGAGACTTAAGTCTGGAGTGTATTCCCGTGTTAAAGCGAACGGCGGTCTGGAGGCGCAATTTAACCTCTCTAAAGGTCGAGGGTTTAGAATGGCTTTTTCCCCAGAGAAGAAGCGTTTTATGCTTAACTACGGAACCACTAACATCCAGCTTCTCCCGGTTCTCCAGGCAATGGGGGTTTCTGACGAAGAGATTAGATCGGTGTGGGGCGAGAGTCTTTACGCCAAAAGTGTCTCTGATAAAAAGCGGGGGGAGCTGATCAAGCTTGCTAAATCGCTTGATCGCAGATTTGAGGGGAAGACAGACGTAGAGGCCACTCCCGTTATACTTGATAAGCTAAAACAGACTGAGCTGCGAAAAGACACGACCGAAATTACGCTAGGCGCACCCTTTAGTAAGGTTGAGGGGGGGACCCTCCTTGCTGCGTCTGATCGTTTATTAGCTATAAATAAAGGAGATCGCGAGCCAGACAACCGAGACTCTTTAAGGTTCAAAGAGTTATGGTCTATAGAGGACCATCTTCCAGAAAGAATTCTTAATTCCTCGAAAAGAATTGAGTTTAAGATAAAGAATAATCTGGACAGAAAAGACTCTGTAAAGAGCATTGTGACCCCGGACATTTTTAATGTCCCTGTGAAAGCTTATTTCACCTCAACCTCACTATCCCAACAACCCAACCAAACAAACCCAATAGATATGGTAGGAGGATTCCTCAGAACTACTATTCTGGGTACGGGCGGAATTAGTAGCGACCTTGCTATATCTGACGACGCTAAGCTTATTGATTCAAGTCACTTGGGTTTTTTGGACCCTATTCACACCCCTGAAGGGAAAAGGTCTGGTATTAGTGGGCACCTATCGCTGGGTGTGTCTAAGAGTGGAAATAACCCAACAATCCGTGTCTTCTCCACGGCTTCAGGGAAGTATGAGAACCGGAGCCCAGCGGACTTGTCCGGAAAGGCTGTAGCGTTCCCGGACCAGTATATTTTTGGCCCAGACGGGCGACCACACCCCAAAACAAAGAGCGTAACAGTTGTGGATCAAGACGGGGGAGATCCGAGAGACATAGCCGCCAACAAAGTCGATTACGTTCTACAGTCTCCCAAGCAGCTTTTTTCTATGACTGCGAACCTTGTCCCTTTTCTTCCCTCGGATCAAGCAAATCGCGCAGGGATGGCAACCCGGCACATGGAGCAGGCTATTTCTTTGAAGTACCGGGAAGAGCCTCTCGTACAAGTTGTGTCTGGGAACCCGGAAAAAAGGTTCTCTACGTGGGAAAAGGTTATGGGCGGGCTTTCGGCACACACAAGCCCTGTGAACGGGATCGTGTCTAGCGTTGGGCCATCTAAGATCGTTGTGTCCGACAGCGCAGGCAAAAAGCACGAGATCGCTCTGTACGAAAGCTTCCCTCTTAATGAGAAGAAATCGTTTATGCAGAGCACTCCGATTGTGACAAAGGGGGCTGCTGTAAAGGCCGGTCAGACTATTGCGGACACAAATTTTACAAGAAATGGGACTTTGTCGTTAGGCACCAATTTGCGTGTTGGTTACGTGCCCTATAAGGGGCTTGTGTTTGAGGACGGGATTGTGATCTCTGAGGCTGCAGCGGAGCGGCTTACAAGCGAGCACTTGCACAAGCCACGCGTATACGTAGAAAAAAACATGGCGCTAGGCCTAAAAAAGTTTAGAGCAAACTATCCTGGCGCAGTCTCTGAAGAGAACGCCGCTAAAATGGATGAGGACGGCGTAATAAAGAAGGGGCAGAAAGTTTCCCCCGGCGACGTCCTAATAGCAGCTTTACAGAAGTCCGAACCTTCCAAAGAGCAAATTCTTTTGAAAGGTATCCACCGCTCGCTGGCCAGACCGTATAAAGACAGGTCTGTGTCGTGGGAAAAGCCTTACTCGGGCGTGGTGACTGACGTTGTGCGCAATGGTAGAGAGGTCACGGTCTTTGTTAAGACGGAGGAGCCCGCGGACATCGGAGATAAGCTTACCGGTCGGCATGGGAACAAAGGGGTTATAACCGCAGTCGTTCCTAACGAAGAGATGCCGAAGAACAGCGAAGGCGTTCCCCTAGAGATTATATTCAACCCTTCCGGCGTTCCTGGGCGAATAAACCTCGGACAGGTTCTGGAGACATCCTTAGCTAAAGCCGCTGCGGAAACCGGGGAGCCGTACGCGGTTGAAAACTTTCAGTCAGACGACGAGAAGAAGATTGTTAAGGTTAAGGAACATTACCGAACTATAAAAACAAAAAGCGGGCCCAAACGGATTCTTGTAAAAGAGCATGAGCGTGAGCTTGGTTACCAAGAAGTAGTTAAGAGTGCATTAAAAGATGCTGGCGTTGACGAGACGGAAGAGCTTTTTGATCCTGTTAGCGGGAAGAGCTTAGGCAAGGTTTTGGTTGGGCAGCAATACATACTCAAGATGACGCACCAAGTGGACAAGAAGCTATCGGCGCGTGCACACGGGTACGGGTACGATTACAGCGCGAACATGATACCTAAGAGCGGCGGAGGGTCCGGAGGACAAAGATTTGGGGAGCTTGGCCTCTACGCGATGCTCGCGCACGGCGCGACAGCTAATATCCGAGACGCCCTTACGTACAAAGGGGATAAGTCCCAAGACGAGGTTTGGACAGCTGTGCAGACAGGCCAGATGCTGCCCACACCAAAGCCCTCTTTTGCGTATGAAAAATTTCTTGCGTATCTTGCTGCAATAGGCGTGAACGTAGAGAAAGAGGGGAATGGGCTTATAGTTCAGCCTCTTACCGACAAGCAAATACTGTCTATGTCCAATGGTGAGATTAAAAACGGAAGTCGAGTAATTAGAGGCAAAGACTTGAAGCCTGAAAAAGACGGCCTGTTTGATGAGGAAATTACAGGCGGTCCTGGCGGTAAGAGTTGGTCACATCTAACCCTCCCCGAGAAGCTACCAAATCCGGTGTTTGAGAAATCTGTACGATCCCTATTGGGCATCACTGGTGCCCAGTACGACAAGATTATTAGCGGTGAGGCGGGCTTATCCGAAAAGGGTTATGACGAGGAGGCCTCGTTAAAAGGTCCTGCGGCCATAGCCCAAGCGATTTCCGAGATCAATGTGGCTCAGCAGTTATCCGCCGCAGAAGAGGATATAAAAACTGCGAGAAAGTCCAAGCTAGATGCAGCGAATAAGAAAATAAAATACCTGCGTATGCTGGATAAAAACTCAATGTCAGCCGAGGAGGCGTACCTGATTAGCAACGTGCCTATCCTCCCTCCGCTGTTTAGACCAATCACCGCAATGGAGGGTGGGGACTTAAATGTTGATGGGCTCAACCTCTTATATAGAGACATAGCCATATTGAACAACAAGCTCAAAGAGGCCTCCGGTGTTCTTCCAGACGAAGAGGTCGCAGCGCTAAGAGGTGATTTGTACGACGCTATTGACGCCTTAATGGGGACAGCTCCCGGCCAAAATCAAGGGTCTTTAACCATAGACGGGCAAGCAAAGCCACCAGGCATATTGGCAATCCTGTCGGGAAGGACCTCTCCGAAGCAGAGCTTTTTCCACCAGAGGCTACTGGACCGTAGGCAGGACCTAGCAATGCGCTCTGTCATTGTCCCCAACATGGAGCTTCACCTGGACGAGCTAGGGCTTCCTAGAAAAGGGGCCATGAAAATCTTTCGTCCTTTCGTTGTTAAGGAGCTTGTGGCCATGGGGTACACCCCGCTGTCTGCTCGGGAGGAGGTTGAAAAGAATTCCTCCCTTGCCAACAAGGCGTTGGATATCGCTGTGTCTAAGCGACCTGTTCTTTTTAAGCGCGATCCTGTTCTCCATAAATTCGGAATAATGGCCTTCAAGGCCAAACTACATGGCGAGTCCTCCGTCCAGATTCATCCGCTTGTGACGGGAGGGTTTAATGCGGACTTTGACGGAGATACGATGGCGGTATTCGTCCCCGTATCGCAAGAGGCTGTTGACGAGGCGTACAAAATGTTGCCGTCAAAGAACTTGTTTAACCCTGCTACCGGCAAGGTTATGTATCAGCCCACCCTTGAAGGACAGATGGGATTGTTCCTCCTCACTCAGATGGGGAAGAAAACAAATAAGTCTTACAAGGACCTTTCTGAGGCTCGTGTTGCCGCAAAGGACGGGAGTCTTGCTTTGACCGACGTTGTGACCATCGATGGGAAAAAGACGACTTTGGGTAGGGCGACTTTTCATGCGGCACTACCTAAGGCGGCTAGAACCGACGAGCTTCTCACAGACCCTAAGATGGTCATGAGCAGCAAGGCTCTCCAAGGAGTCTTAAAGGATGTCGCAACAAAGGCTCCTGGAGCATTCTCCACAACTGTGGACAAGCTTAAAGATCTTGGATTTGGCCACTCATACGCTATTGGCTTTTCTTTTAGCCTGGATGACTTTAAGACTCTCGGCAAGTTACGGGAAAAGCATTTGGTTAAGGCGCGCAAGCAAGAGTCAACGACAAAAAAGCAGGTTGAGATGAACTTGCTTTCTGCGGAAGCTGCCGAAGCAAAAATAATAAAAATATACATGCAGGCGACCGAAGACATAAACAAGGAGGCCAAGTCGCTCCTGAACAAGAAGGGCAATAAGCTCGCAGCCATGAACAACGCGGGCGTAAAGCCCTCATGGTCTCAGCTCCAGCAAATGGTTATCGCTCCGATGTTATTGGAGAACGCCAAAGGAAGGGTTATTCCCGTTCCCGTAACCCGGTCTTACTCTGAGGGTCTAGACACGTCTGGTTACTGGGTAGCGTCTTCGGGCGCAAGAAAGGGCCTTATAGAAAAGGTGCAATCTGTTCAAAAGCCGGGGGCCCTGAATAAGCAAATAGCTAACACGGCAATAACCTATTTAATCACCGAAGATGACTGCAAAACAGATCGCGGGATCGCTTTAGACACTACCGACGCTGATATCGTAGACCGATTCACAGCTAAGAAGTTGTCTATAGGGAGTACGGTTGTTCCCAAAAACACTGAGGTTACTCCGAGCCTAATATCCAGCCTAAAGTCCTCTAAAATCTCTAAGCTTCTTGTACGCTCCCCACTAAAGTGCCAATCCCCAAAGGGCCTCTGTTCGAAGTGTTATGGTTTGTATAATGGGGGGAATCTTATAGAAAAGGGTACCAACATTGGTCTTATAGCCGGCACTTCTTTGGGAGAACGTGGCACCCAGCTAGCCATGAAATCCTTCCACACCGGGGGTGTCGCAGGGGCGTCGGGAAACCTGGTAGGCGGAATTGACCGAGTCATACAGCTTTTGAAAATGCCCGAGATTGTTGCGGGGTCCGCTGTTTTGAGCCCTGTGACGGGAACTATTAAATCTATTAAGAAAAGCGATATTGGTGGGCACGATGTCTTGGTTGGGGAGGAGCAGGTGTATGTTCCCGGGGACCGCTCAGTGAAAGTGGAAAGGGGGGCTAAGGTTCGCAAAGGGCAAAGACTAACGGGCGGACCCATAAACCCTAGGGAGCTTTTAGAGCTTACCAACGTAGACACTGTGCAGCGGTATCTGTCTGACGAAATACACGGCGCGTACAAGAGCGAGGGGATCAAGCGCAGAAACGTTGAGGTGGTCACGAAGTCTCTTACGAACTTGTCGAGGATTATAGACCCTGGAGATTCGGACTTCGTTAAAAATGACCTTGTCGCTAGCTCCCATATTTCGCACCTAAACAGGAGTAAGGCCGGAGGTAATGCAGTCCTGGTTGAGCCTGTGCTTCGTGGCGTGGAAACGCTCCCGCTAGATCAGACCACAGACTGGTTGGCGCGAATGCAGTACAGGAAGCTTAAGGAGACACTTATCCGCGCCGCTAATGAGGGGTGGGAGTCGGATATACACGGGCTACACCCAAGCCCGGGCATTACGTACTCAGCGGAGTTTGGTAAGGATCGAGAAGGGGGCAAGTATTAATGGCTAGAGATAGTTCAGGAAATGCCACCGACGCAGTAGGGGCTTCGGGCCCGGCAAGCGTGGCGCTAGCTAGAGTTGTGTACGTGAACCCAAGAGAGTTCACTCTGGACGCTATCGGGATTTTTACACAAAGGACTTATAGCGATATCCCATTTGCTACTCCGTACCAAAATAGAAGCCATCCTGGAGGTGTGTCTATAATGCCTGAAGAGGGCAGCATGTGTTATGTGTGCATATGTGCTGACAAGACTCAGTTTGTCTTGGGGTTTGTTACCGACCCGAGGAACACCCCCCAGTTCGAAAAAGTTGATGGCAAGATTCAAGAGTCTACTACAGCTGATAAGGGGCCCGACTTCCGGGGAGAGCGTGAGTTCTTAGAGCCTGGTGATGTTTTCCTCGGCACCCAAGATGGGAACAAGGTGTGTCTTAGGAGGGGCGGGATGGTCCAAATTGGGGCCACACCGCTAGCGCAAAGGTTTTATCTACCCATAGAAAACGTCGTCAGGGACTACTTCCAAAAGTACCAAGCCTTTTCCCCTGTAGGGGAGATCGAGTGGGGTCATGCGCAGCTTGTTGCCGAGAGTGACCTTTCTGAGAAAACCACTATAGGGGGTGTGGTAGAGGCTACTAGCGGCCCGAACACCACAGAGACGCCTGTGATTGTCCGCTATAGTATTAAAGATTTGGTACAGGAGGTTGTTGCGGGCAAAACAGAAGCGTCAAGCCCGGCCGGGTCTTCTGGGCACCGAAATTACACCGTTGAAGTTCGGATGGGGCGTCTTACAGAGGAGGCCCTTGATACAGAGATAGACAATGAGCATATCTTCGGGAACATCCGCACAATTAACGAGGCCACGTCTAGCGATGTTGGGCTTAGACAGTTCCCTGGTTTAAAGGATGGTTACGAAGAGGCGGACGACCCGACGTGGGACACCCGTTCTTCTCGTGGTGTTTTAAGTTTTACCATATGGCCTCATGACGATGCTGAGGGTGGGCCAGCTAGCAAAGAAAAGGTGACCTACGCTTTTCAGATTAATAAGGACGGAGACCACTTCCTCCACTCAAAAGGGCATATACATGTAGAGCTTGACAGGACCGTCTATGCAAACGTCGCTCAGGGCGTTAAGATAGAATACGGGGACGAGCTAAGTGAGCAACTCTCCGGATCTTCTAGTAAACAAGCTCTACTAGAGCTTACTAAATCTGGCGACTTCAAGGTTTATTTGGAGCAGATGGTTGTAAAAGTTATTAATGACTTCGTATTTGATGGAAAGAAATTTATGATAAATGCCACGGCCGCTGATGGGATAGAGCTTGGGGTAGACCCAAGCTCACATGGCGTCAAATTCGAAGAACTAAAAGAGTGCCTTAGTAATTTGCAGAACTTTATAAACAACGACCTCGTTCTAAAGACGGCCTGGGGGCCAACCCCTCCGGGGGCTGTTGCTCCTTGCACAGCGATTGATCCGATAGATGATGCCAAATCATCAAAGGTTTTGGTGGAATAATGCCCTTTGCTTCCGCCGAAAGTTCTGTAGTTGCGGCAGTCAACCAGATGGATTCGCAATTGCAGTCGATGGAACCTGCAGCAGATCCCCACATGGGTGAGCTTTGGGCTAAAGTTGCGACCGCATTTTTTAGTAGTGGGGTCAGCCCTAAGTGGCTTGACTACACCGCCGGCGAGGCCGCATTTAAAGGCGCTGCGGGCAAATCTATAACAGAGGCCAGCTTCAAGCTGGCTTGGTGGGATTACGCAAAGACGGGCTTGGTGACAGTGCCGATCCCCCCCGCGGTCTCCTACACACCCCCTCCGGCCCCGCCGGATTTTTCTGCGATAGCAGCTTTGGGCGGGCAGGACAGCCCTACGCCTGCCGCTAAAGCACTTTTTACGACACTCGACATCTGGATAAAAACAGGCACTGGGGTTTTGCCGGCTCCGGCCACACCCCAAACTTGGATATAGAGGATTTATTATGAAGCTCATTAGAGAATTAAAGAGCCCAAGCTTTGAAAAAACCGCAGGTAAGTTCTTGCTTGGGGAGAACCCAAGCACGTACGCTAGTGAACTTATTGCTCATCTGTACAAGCAGCACTCTTACTTGGGAAAGTATGATGTAAGCATTTCTATTGATGGGCAGGACCACAGGCTTGGCTATATGTATGGGGTTTTTATTGTTAAGCCCTCAGATAACGTTCCTCCTGAGGTGGGCCAAAAAAGAATGGACGAGGTTGTCCGCCCGGCGGATAAGCAAGAGCCTGACAAGAACTCCATCAGGGTCCCCATTATTGTCGAAAACAAGAAGGCTTATTCTTTCGATGTATTTATAAGCAACGATGGGCGCTTTATGCCTCTAAACGAGTCAAGGGTCGCTTCCGCCCTGTTTGAGGCTAGTCCTTATTCTGTTGGTCCTAAGGGCGGAAATGTTCCCTCTTCGGCCTCGCTGTCCCCGAATTTTCAGCCAGATGTTCCTGCTGGCGGATTGGGCGGGGGCCGATATGAAATGGGCAAGGTCGGGTCTGTTATTGAAAAGCTTTCCGGGGTCATAACTTCTGACTCTGTCGATGCTTTCTTAAGCAAGGTTGCCTCAGACCAGCGTCTTATTGATGCGGCAAGCTTGAACGAGCACTTCTCTAACTCGCTTATTAACTTGTCTAACGCTATCGATGGTTCGAAAAAGGAGGCTTCAGTTGCGGGCGAGTTTGACGTGGCTGTCGTCACCAAGTCTGAGGGGGGCTTTAGCTTGAAGGTTGCCTCTTTCAACGGAACCC